CTTTCAATATTGGGCGCAGTACGTCAACGAACTCTACTCCGAGGAGGCCCGTATCATGAAGTGCACCATGAGGCTTTCCAAGGGCGACCTCGCCGCCTTTGAGTTTTCCGACCGCATCTATATCCGTGACTCGTATTGGAGGGTTCTAAAGCTCTCCTACGACGCCAACGTGGAGGGGGTATGCCAAGTGGAACTCATCAAGGAGCTGTCCGACGTGGCGGTATGTGCCGACACACCAACGGGGTACGACGATCGCTACAACTTCATCCTCTTCAACTCTTCGACCTCAGGGTCTCCTGACTTCGGGTCGGAGGAGTGCTGCAAGCTATACGGCTACGACTGGGTCACCATTCCCGTCGGTGTGCCGGGAGGCACGTCTCCTATGGGCATTTGCAAACCCAAAAACCAAACAACCCAACCCCAATGAAAGACCCCCAGCATATTATGAGAGGCATCGACCTCTTACAGGCTTACAAGGTCAAAGCCCCCCTTCCGTGGTGGCTTGTGCCTTTGGACTACACCCTCGCGCTGGGATACCTCGCGGCCTTCTTTGGGGTCTGTGTCTTTCTCCTTAAAACCGTGCTCTCATGGCTGTGAATCAAGAGGTAGTTATCACTTTCAACGCCAACACCTCGGGCGTAGAAAAGAGCATCGGCAACGTAGAAAAGGGCGTACAGGATACGTCCAAAGCCACAGCGGGCCTGACAACTCAGCTTGACAAGATGACGGGTGGAGCCGTCACGGGTCTCAAGAATTTCGGCAAAGGACTGAAGAGCGGTATTTCTGGTCTCAAGTCTTTCAAGGTGGCACTCGCGGCAACCGGTATTGGTCTTCTCATCGTAGCGGTGGGCACTTTGATTTCGTACTTCACAAGCACCAAGAAAGGAGCAGAACAACTGAAAGTGGCAACGGCGGCTCTCGGTGCGGCTTTCGATGTTCTGAAAGACCGGGTGAGCCAAATTGGTGGTGCGTTGGTGAAGTTTTTCACGGGAGATTTCTCTGGTGCTCTCGAAGACGTGAAAGGAGCGTTCACAGGTATAACGGACGAAATTATTCGCGAGGCTTCAGCCGCTCGCAATCTTCAGCGAGATATGAACGCGCTCAAGGATGCAGAACGCGATTTCATTAAGGTACGAGCAGAGACGAACAAGGCTATTGCAGAGACTCGGCTGCGTGTCGAAGACGAGACATTGTCCTATGACCAACGTGTCGAGGCATTAGAGAAAGCTATCGCTCTTGAGCAGGAGACCGCCGCTGAAGAACTGCGGATGGCTGAAGAGAGAGCTCGTATTGTCCGGGAACGGATTGCGCTTGGGGAGAGCCTTGAGGATGACCTCGACTCCCTCGCTGAAGCTGAGGCTCGTGTGATTGACATGGAGACGGCATCCCTGCGGATGCAGAAACGTCTCGAAGGTGAGCGGCAGTCTTTGATGCTTCAGGCTCAAGCGCAGAGGCAAAAAGAAAAGGATGCAAGAGAGAAGGAGGCGGAAGAAAAAAGCAAAGCGGCAGAGAAGGAAGCAGAAGAACGAGAGAAGGCATATCAAGCCGAATTGTCAGCACGTCAAAAACTTGAGGACGAGCTCTACGCTTTGACCCTCTCGGCAAGAGAGCGTGAAGAGTTGGCTCTCATGCAAAAGTACGATGATCGTGTGGCCATCGCAGGCGACGACGAAGGGCTGCTAAAAGCGGCCACGGAGCAACTCAACGCCGACCTCGCAGCCATCGAGCAGAAATACATCGACCAAAAAGCCAAGGCCGAGGAGGACGCGCGAAAGAAAGAAAAGGAGGAAAAGGACAAGGCCGCCGCTGAGGACTTAGCACGCGCCGAAAGATTGGCCGAGCAAGAGAAACGAATTGAACAGGCGAAGAAAGACGTCCGAGACCAAACGCTAAACGCGCTCCTAGCACTGAACGAAGCCTTTGCAGGTGACACCGAAGAACAACAGAAGAAAGCCTTCGAGCGTTCTAAGACGATTCAATCTGCTCAAACCCTCATCTCGACATACGAGAGCGCGGTGCAGGCGTTTAAATCGCTTGCAGGTATCCCCGTGGTGGGGCCGGGTCTCGGTGCCGCTGCTGCGGCCGCTGCTACCGCTGCGGGTCTGGCTAACGTAAAGCAGATTCAAAGCCAACAATACCAAAGCGCAAGCGCAGGGGGTGGTGGTGCAGGCTATTCTTCGGCGGGGTCTTCTCCTGCGAGCGGAGCCCAGCAAGCACCAACGGCCCCTACCCTCGACCTCTCTTTCCTTGGACAAGGGGCAGGGCAGTCACAACCCATCCAAGCGTATGTACTCGCGGAGAACGTGAGCAACGCCCAGCAAGCAAATCAGAAAATCCAAGACCAAGCAACACTATGAGAATTGTAGAACTAATCATCGACGAGGAAGCCGAGATGTACGGCATCGACGCCATCTCCCTCGTAGATCGTCCAGCCATCGAGCTCGACTTCATCGCCCTAAAGGAGGCGCGTGTGCAATTTGCTGAGGCCGACGCAGACAAGCGTATCCTCATTGGCCCCGCCCTTGTACCTGACAAGCCTATCTACCGCAAAAACGGAGAGGACGAGTTCTACGTCTACTTTTCGAAGAGCACGGTACGTCGTGCGGCGGAGCTTTACCTCAAGCACGGCAACCAAGCCAACCACACCCTCGAACACGAGCACACCATCAACGGACTCACCGTGGTAGAGTCGTGGATGGTAGAGGACAAGCAGAAGGATAAGTCCGCCGTGTACGGGTTGGACGTCCCCGTAGGTACGTGGATGGTGGCTGTCAAGGTAGACAACGAAGCTATCTGGCAGGAGTGGGTCAAGGAAGGCAAGGTCAAGGGCTTCTCCATCGAGGGATACTTCGCCGACAAGCTCAAGAAGAACCAAGACGACGAGATGCTCGCCGAGCTCACGCGTGCCATTGTCAAAGCTGACGGACGTACGAAGAGCGGAAAGCGGGTAGTCATGGAGTCCTACTCCGACTATCCCGAAGCCGTCAAGAATAACGCGCAGAAAGGTATCGACCTGAACGAGAAGAACGGGAACAAGTGCGCTACCCAGACGGGCAAGGTGAGAGCTCAACAGCTTGCACAAGGCGAACCCGTCTCTCTTGAGACTGTGAAGCGCATGGCCTCCTATCTCTCACGAGCTGAAGAATACTACGACGAATCAGATATGAATGCTTGCGGCACTATCTCCTATCTGCTATGGGGTGGCAAGGCTGGCTTGCGGTGGGCAGAGTCCAAGATCAAGGAGGAATTGTGGTCTGCAATAAAAAAAGAGCTGGACTCACTTGAGGATTGACCCCTCGAGTTTCTTATACAAAAAAACCACTTCATGAACATTCAAGAAAGGGTGCAGGAAGTCTTCAATCGTTTCAACGTCAAGCTGACGGTGAGCGAGCAGAAGGGCACCGAACTCGCAGAGGCCGCCCTCGAAAACGGCACGGTTATCTACACGGACGCTGAGGCGTTTGCTGAAGGCGCAGAAGCGTACATCATCAATGACGAAGGTGAGAGCATCCCATTGCCTCCCGGAGACTACCCTCTCGCTGACGGCGGCACTATCGTCGTGGGCGAAGGTGGAGTCATCACTTCAGTAGGCGAAGCCGAAGAGGTGGTGGAGGAAGTACAAGAGGTGGAAGCCTCAGAGGAAACCACCGAAGAGCTCGAAGTCGAAGTCGAGGTGGAAGCCGAAGACGAGCCCCAGTACATGACCAAAGCAGAAGTCGAAGAGATGATCGCGGCAGCTTTGGAGTCTATGAACAAGGACAAAGAAGAGATGTCAGCCGTCAACCCTGAAGCCCCCAAAGCCGCGAAGGTGGAAGAGGTGAAAGAGGAAAAAGAAGACGAGGCAGCCGTCGAGCTGGCCGCCGTCAAAGCTGAACTCGAAGCTATCAAGAAGCAGGCCGCCGACGCGGGCCTCAAGCACCAGGCTCCCACGCAGAAGCGTGAGCCTATCAACCTCAAGAATCTATCAACTCAGGAGCGCGTGTCTGCTCTCCTTAATCAATTCTCAAAGTAATGAGCCTTTACAAGTTTGGCGAAAACGCCACTGTAGGAGTCGGTACTTATGCAGGAGAAGCGGCACGTCCTTACGTGGCTGCTGCTGTCCTGTCAGCCGACACCATCGCCAACGGTTACATCACCGTCCGCGAAAATGTCCACTCTAAAGCAGTCCTCCGGAAGTTCTCCGGCGTCGCTATCCAAGCGAACGACGACTGCGCTTTCTCAACCCCTGCTGCTGGTCAGTTGACTTTGGGCGAAGCTATCCTCGCGGTAGACGCTCTGAAGATTAACGAGCAGGTGTGCAACGAAGACCTCCGCGCTACGTGGGAAGGTACTTTGATGCGCGGCCAAAACTCTTCTGCTCCTGCTGACTTCACGACCTTCGTGGCTCAGTACGTGGCTGCCAAGACCGCTGAGAGTGTTGAGCACAACATCTGGGCTGGTAAGTGGCAGAAGGACTTGGGCGAAGCTGCCCCCTACGCTTCTTTCACGGGTATCATCAAGCAAATCGTGGACGGCTCACCCGACCGCGAAACAACAAGCGCACTGCCTTTGGCCGTTGCCGATGCCGGTGGCGTTTCAGTAGGTATCTTGACCGCTTTGGAGGCTGTGACCTCCGGAGCTGAAGGAGCACCTTCTACCATTATCGGAGACCCAAACACCAAGATTTTCATGAGCCGCGCTTCTGCGAACCTGTACTACCGTGCAGTTGCAGGAAGCAACCAGCTCCAGTTCTTGAATGATGGTCTTGTCTCTCGCTACGCTGGGTACGATATCGTTACGCCCGCGGGCTTCCCTAACGATTGCATCCTTCTGAGCAAGGTCGACAACCTCTACTTCGGTACTGACCTCTTGACCGACCACATCAACGCTTCTATCTTGAACCTCCGCGACGTGACGGGTGACGACGTGACGCGTGTCATCATGCAGTTCTCTGGCGGTTGCCAAGTTGTAGACCTTGATGGCCTCGCTGTTTGGCGCCAAGAGATTCCAGCCTAATTGACCACCGAGATAAGGGGGGGCTTCGGCTCCCCCCCATTCTCATAAAACCCCTAAATCATGGCTTGTAGCCTTACACTTACTGGACGCTCGCTCCCGTGCCGCGATGCCCTCGGAGGGGTGAAGAACGTGTGGATCGTAACAAGTGCCTTTACTGATGGCCTGTGGACGTACGACGACGCCGTTGGTGATGTCGTAGCCTCTGCCGCTACCACGGCCAAGGACTACGTGTCTCCTAAGAATACGTCTTCGTTCACGCAGACCGTCAACTCAAGCATCGAGAACGGAACTATCTTCTACACGCAGACACTCTCTCTCGTCTTGAATAAGCCCGTCGTGGCCGACGTGGTGGAGTTGACCAACTTGGCGAAGGGCCGTCTGGCTATCATCGTCCAAGACAACAACGACAACTACTTCGTGATGGGTCACACGCGCGGAGCTGAGTTGTCAGGGGGAACCTTGACGACGGGAACCGCCAT